ACAGCCCAGCTTGTGTAATCACCCAGTGCAGACCAGCGCACACGATAGGGCTTGTTGCCATCTGTTGAGTCATGCGTAAAGCCAGTCATTACAAAGTCACGCACAACTGCAAGATACTTAGCCTTTGGTGCATCAGCAGAAAGGTCAGCAAATAACCCAGCGCCAGCAGCAGTAGCTGTTTGAATGGGGTCGGCAAAGTTTGTGCTAATCACAGCTTCGCCAAACTGAACAAAGCGAGGGCGGTCTTCTGCGCCAGTGCTGTAGTTTCCAGACTTGCTAACATTATCAAGCGAGCCATCAGTCGTATCAAACTTGTAAATCTTTGTGCGGTCAGCAGCATACAAGCCAACATTGCCATTATCATCAGCAGCAGCAAACATACCGACAATTACCTCATCAGCGACACCACTAATAGGAGAAATGTTTTGCATACTCTCATAGCCAGCAGCCGCAGGAATGACGTTGTTGGCTACTGTAACACCTGCATTACCAAAATCTGATTGGTCAGGTAAAAATTCCCCAAAGCTAATCATTGCGAACTCCAGCTTTCATTTTCAGCAGACACGTTTGTCCAAGTATCAGAACTAGCAGCAATAGGTGTCCAGCTTTCACCTTCAGCAGACACCACAGTCCAACTCTCGCCTTCATCTGCTACCTCAGACCATACCTCACCTTCGGCTGCAATAATACCCCACAATTCGCCTAGTTTTTCGGCTTCTACGGCTACTGTAGCGACAGGCTGCGGATTGGCAGTGGCGAACACTTCAAAGTTAGCAGTGACATCTGGGATAGTAGCAAACGCTTGCAGGCTGGCTGTAGCGATAGCAAGTAGCCCACCCTCTGCATTAACAGACGCAGACGTAGATATGGAGCTATCACCAACCCGCACACGGATGCCAGCAGAGCTAACACTTGCAGAAGAAGAGATGGAAGATGCACCAATTTGGATGCGAATACCGTCAGCAGATACGGAGACATTTGCAGACGGTGACGATGCACCAATAACAACCCTAATAGCTTCTGCTGTTGCTGTAGCTGATGCAGATGGTTGAGCAGCGCCAACAACGATACGCACACCCTCTGCCGACATTGTAGACGGCCCAGCAAGCGCAGACGCACCAAACTGGATACGAATACCATCAGCGGCAACAGTGCTGGTAACATTTATGTTACTCGCACCAAGCTGTATGCGGATACCCTCAGAGGTTACAGTAGATGAGGTAGATGCTGCGGCAGCACCCTCAAAGATACCAAAGCCAACAGCGGCTACAGATGCAGATGTGGATGGAGTAGACTCACCCTCACGCAGAGCGGCAGTCAGCCAGATAGAACTATCTAGTGAATACGGGAGACTGTCTAAGTCACCCCAGTTATCTAACTGCTCAAGTGTTGGCCCTACGATGTCAGCCATGACTAGGCCGCCGTAATGTCAACGCCTGAAGCTGCTACCTTAAAGATGTCACCATCATTGATTGTCTTAGAGGCCGTCAATGCTGCGTGAAACAGCAGGTTGCCAGAGGACGAAGCATCGTAAATACCGATGTGTGTAATCGTACCCCAGTTGCCACCAGAGGCAGCAGGGAACTCAACAGCACCGCTGTTTGATGCAGTGCCAGATGATGAAGCACCAAAAGCCATAGCCTGACGCACATAGCCATTGCCACTTACTTCAGCGCCAGTGCCAGCATCAGTCGGGTCAGCAGTGTGCAGCCCAATGTAAACATTAGACGGAGCAGCTGTGCTGCTCGTGCCTAAGAAGTGGTCGAGAAACTTGTTCTCAAGATAATTACTCATTGCGCTCATGTCTATTCTCCGTAATCAGATTTCATTTGAAGAGCAGAGCCAGCAAACTGACTCTCAGCTTCTTCACGTTTAATCTCTGTAATTGCGCGTGTAAACAACTGCTCATACAAAGCAGTCTTCTGGTCATCCATCAAATATACACCAGCAGCGCCCAAAGAGCCATATAGATATGCGTCAGGATGACGGGTTAAGATTGTATTGCTAGTGTTACTGTCAGACAACTCAGATACACCCTCGCCGTAAATAAGCTCTGCCGTGTAGGCGCTATCAGGTGTAGGTGCAAACTTAATCTCGCTACCAAAGATTGTATAGGCGCGAGGCTTGCCTGTTGCATTAGATGTATAGTGGCTGTCAAGCGCCATAGGTGTGTAATACTCAAGCACTTCAGCAGGTGTTGTATTTAGCTTTACAGAGCGAATAGAACGCAGGTCAGTTGGTAGGGAAACAAACGCATCGCCAGCAGACAGTGTAGCGTTAGCGCGTTTTGTCTGGGAACGTGTACCAAGTTCGCGGCTCATACGCGCCTCTGCAAGAGAGATAAACTCAGGGATACGAGCGGTCAAATCATCACGAGCTAAGAAGTTCGCAATCGCTGTTTTAAGTTCTGCGTAAGTTCCGATTGCCATTATACTCTACCGCCACTTGTTCTAAAGAACCTGTTATCATAGTCATTGAGCCATTTCTTCCAGCCATTAGGATTATCTTTTGGTTGGCCTAGCTCTTGAATTAGCTGATGATACAATGCTGTGGGTATTTCCGCAACCTTCTGTTGATGTCGCTGCGTATTACCTTGCAGGCTACCAGAGCGGTATTCATTGCGTTCATCGCGGTTATTAGCAAGAAGAGCGTCAACATTCTGACTGCTCTCAAAAATCATTTTACCGTCTTCATCAAAATGCGCCCACGTTTCTTTCCCCGTGACCGCATCTTTTTGTAAAAGTCTCTTCTTCATCTTTCTCCCCTAAAGTGAACGGGGGTAGCCGAAGCTACCCCCTCAACACTTACGACAGATTGTAAACAGCGCCGTGTGCTTTCGGTGCTGAAACTTTCAGCGTGAACTCTGTGATAATTTGGAATTTCTCAGAGTCACCCGTCTTCGCCATTTCTTGAACGGTGAAGTTACGGTTCGGCAGTGTGCAGATGGAAGCATAGTCGCTATCCAGCAGATACACACGGTCGTCCGAAGCAAAACGGTCGATTACAACGTCAAGCTGACCAAAGTCGCTCAGGTACAACGAAACAGAACCAACGATAGCTGCTTCACGAGGAGCAGTGTAGTTGATTTGGTTGGTTGCAACTGAACCGCTGTTCAGGTCACTGAAAGCAGCTTTTTTGGCAGGTGATACGACGAGCATGTTTGGCTGACCACCATCGGTGTAAGCAGCCTGCATGGCAGTGTCAATCATAGCAAGAGTCATGGCGCGATTCGTACCGTCCATAGAAGGAACGTGCGTACCAGAACCAACACCTGCATTAAAAGCAGTTTCGTCACTAGCAATAGATACGTTGGTAATCCAGCTTGACAAAGTACCAGCTTTACGCGGGTCAGAAGCAGAACGTGCAGTATCAGAGTGCAGATACTTTTCGATGTCACGACGAAGCTCAAGACCTTTCAAAACTTTTTGATAGGCAACTTCCTTGTCGCGGCCTGCTTTGTCAACAGCGTCCAGCGTACCAGAAACTTGTGCATCTTTTTGCGAGATTTGCATGTAGTTGCCCAAGCGAGTGGTGGCAGTCGGCGTTGCATAAGTAGCGTCAGCACCTTCGTTCTGGTGGTTGTTTGCTACAGCAGCAGCCAGTTCTTGTACTTGCCATTCGACAAATACGCCATTTCCTGTCTCTTTTTTCAGAGCAGAAAAGATGGGGGTTTCATCAGGGTCGATGCGAGTGATTACGTCACTCAGGTCTTCCCGTTCGCCAATAGCATTGGCAGTAGTAAATTGAGCCATTTTAAGACCTCATTCTCTCTAATATTAAGTCCACAGCAGCATCTTTGCTGCCAGTTTTATTTAGGCGTTCAAGTGCCTGTTTGTCACGATTAGCTCTGACTTGCTTCTTGGACTTTGGAGTACCAGACTTAACTGCTTTCGGTGCTTTGCGAACCTTCTTCTGAGCGGCAGGCTTTTTAGCCATAAGCTCATCGTATAGGTGCGCTTTGCGTAAGACTTCGATTGCACGAGAGTCACTAGCCGTCGCCAGTTCTTCTTCACTGTAACCGATGCGCTGTGCATAAGAGATAACATTTTGTTTCTCCCGCATAGCCACTTCGTCATCACGCCATTCAGGAATACGTTCAAGCAACTGTTTTTGCTGCTCTACAAGATACTCTTGGTGCTGTTGCGCCATTTGCTCTTGCTGCTCTCGTTCTATCCTTGAACGCTCTGCTTGTACCTTTGCCACATTTTCTTTGCGGTCACGGAAAGCGTCGCGTTGCTTGGCCCATTCGAGAGGGTCTTCCTGATAGAGCTTATCCCAATATTCTTTGGGTTGCTCTGGCACTGAGTTAAGCTGGGCTTCAATAGCTTCCAAAGCTCGCCCATACTTCTCGCGTTGCTGCGCTAAAGCTGCCGATTCTGCCTCAGAAGTCTTGCGAAGTTCTGCGGCTTCTTGCATACGCTTTTGCGCGGCTTGTTCTAGCTGATATGATTTGACAAGTTCCTCAGAGGTTACTTGTATCTCCTCACCATCAACTTTTACGGTATGAAGTTCTTCCTCAACGTACTCTACGTCTTCGGGGTCAACGTCATACTCTTCATCATCAAATTCCTCTTCCGACTCAGATAGCTCTTCAGCGTCATCGTCTTCCAGTTCCTCTTCAGATGTGGCCTCAACTTCTTCAGCATCTTCAAGAATCTCTTCTTGCTCTACTGCTTCTGTTTCGGCTACAGGCTCTTGAATATCGCCGCTTGCCTCTTCAGGGGCGTTGGTATTCAAGAGAAGGTCAACAGCTTGACCTTTGTTTAGAGACTGTCCAGTTCCTAACAGGGTGCTGGGTTCATCGCTCATTTCTAATCTCCTCTACGGATTCTTTAGGAGTTTAACTCCAGTTTCGCTAAGTCACCTGTCTCGATGACTTCTGACAAATGGCCTCGCACCACCATTAGTGCTTGGTACATTTGAAAGAGCGTTTCTCGTTCATCTTGCGATGACGAGGAATCTTTCAGTGCGTTCATGTACTTCTCCTCAAGTACTTCAAACGCTTCAACAATCAGAGGGTCGCGCATCAATGCTTTAGCGCGTTCACCCCTGTTTTGTTCTTCCCTTCTTTTCCCTTCATCCATAAGTAGTCTCCTCTACTGTTGCAAAGTAGCAACACAATGCTTTTTGGGCAATAGGTAATTAAAAAAGACCGCCAAGATTAATATTGGTAAAATCAATACCCTTAAACAAATTGCTAAAATAATCGTCTAAATCAACAAAGTCATTAGCAACTGGTTCTGGCTTTGGCGCTGGCTTGGGCTTAGGCTTTGTAGCCTCATCATACGCGGCTCGAGATATTCTTTTCTTAACATTATTCTTTTTAAGCTCGTAATATGTTTTGTCGCCAACTTCGACTGGAACAACATCAAACAAAGTTTGATTTTTGTAGTAACCGTAATATTTTCCTGCCCGCTCTTTAGAATAAGATGCAGAAGTCTCATTATCATTAACCCAAGATTGAGCGGCATCTTGAGTTGCAAACTTAGCACGCTGTTTAATTGTAGTGCCTTGATTTCTTGTTTTTACACCAAACTCAGCACCCGTGCCTCCAGTGTCTGTGTACATTTTGGCGGCATACTCATCCTGACCCTTGTCGATATGGTCAGTCACAAACGATGCAAAGGCTTCATTAGAAGCAAGAATCTCAGGTGGTGTATTTTCTGTTGGTTTAAGAACTCCATTTTGCAACAGCTTAACAACAAAATCAGCAGAGCCGACAGAAGAGCCATATTGCGCTCGACCCTCTCTGTTGTAATATCCGCTGGTTTGCAGTCTCATAATATTTTCTGGAGCAGCGTTAAGGGCTTGCTGGTCAATCTCAAAGCCGTAATCATCTACAAGACTATTAGCCATAGACACGCCAGAGTTCATTGTTTCCTGCGCGTATTTATCACCAAAGCTCCGATTGGTATCAGCTCCACGAACACCGCCACCAACAGCAAACTTTCCATCTTTAAGGTCAAACTCACCTTGTATTCTTTCGTAAGTTCCAGCCGCGCCGCCTTTAGCCAAAGATGAAATAGACTTGATAATGCTTGGAGCAGATAAAATCATTGAAATAGGGCCGAGTGCAGCCGTTACGCTTGGAGGCAAGAATCCAGCAGTTACACCAGCCGCCGAGGTTGTTGTAGCTCCAGCCATGCTTGCAACAGCGTTTGCCGCATTAACCACATTAACTGCATCGGCTGCGCTTTCAATCCCACCATCCAAAGCCTCAAGGCCAGTGAAAATAGTAGCCACCTCACCGATAGCTTCGCCAGCAGGCAGGCCGCCAGCTTCTGTATAAGTTGCTGCGAGACCGTCAGCAGCGGCATAAGCATTTGTTAGGCTTTCTGCGTCTGGGTTTTCAAAGGCATCAATAATAGCATCAATATCGGCAACAAAACTCAACCCCTCTCCAACGGCAGGGGGTACTACTGGTGCGGTTGCGCCAGCGTCAAAACCAATATCATTAATTGCCTGCACTGCTTTATCAACATTTTCTGCTGATGGGTTTTCAATCATGTTCTCCACATCGGCATATGTAGAGACAAGATTTGTTGTAGTGTCTGGCAAGGTATCTAGGAATGATTTAGCACTATCTTCAAAAGACTTAATTGTTTCTGGTGTTTGAACAAGCTCGTCTAATTTTTCTGGAATAGCTTTTGCTACATCTTCAATTTTCTTGATAGGCTCTGGTGTATCAATCGCAATATCAATGGCCTCTACTACAGGCTCTAGTGCTTTTTCAGCAGCCTGCAACGGAGCTTTTAATACATCTTCTGTGGGGTCTAACGCATACTGCTGCACGAACTCTTCCACTGGGTCAGCAACAGCTTTGAAGGCATCCTCTGTAGGGTCGAGCATTTTTTGCTGTATAAACTCTTCAGTGGGGTCAACAACACCACGCTTAATAGCTTCCTCAACTTCACCAAGAGGCTCTTCAGCAATCGGATAAATTTGACGCAAAGCCTCTGCTGCTGCAAGAGAACCAGCCAAGTCAAATGGCTCATCCTCTGGTGCGCTAGGTAGAGTCTGCACAGGCATATACAAACCACTACGATACATGTCGCCAAACATAGTCGGGTCTAATGCGATGCTTTCCTGAAAGGCTCTCTCAAGGTCAGCATACTCATCAACATATTGCTGCGGCATCAATGGCTGTATTGTGTCAACATCTGGAGCTTGACCAAACACACCCTGACTAGGAGCAAACAGTGTTGGGCTAATCTGCTCAAAGTCCTTCATAAACTCTGGCAAGTTCTCTGGGCTATATGCTTGCGTAAAAGACGGACGGTCTATGTACGCAATAGAAGAGCCAGCAGTCTGCGGTGTGGCAAGCGTGGGGGGTGCAGCCGTAATACTAGGCGCAGATACGCCAGTAGGTGCAGCGACATTCAAAATGTCCTGCAATTCCTCAAAAGACAATGTTTGAGGAACAGCCATAGTTATACCCTCGGCAGATTAACAGATGTCTCAATATCTGAGCGCAGCTTCTCCAAACGTAACTGACGCTCAAACTCCAACTCTTGACGGCGCAAGTCCAACTCAGCAGCCATCTTCTCACGCTCAAACTGCAACTCAAGTTGCATCTTCTCACGCTTGAGAGCCAATTCATTTTCAGCTTTAGCCATCTCCATTTGCATTTGTGGATTCGGGCCTTGCTGTTGCGGTGGGGGCGGTGGAGCATTACGCGGGTCTTGGAAGAACTCGCTGGCATCTTTGAAGCCAGAAAGCTCTGCGATTTTAGACAGCGTATTGCGATATTGGATGGGTGTAACAATCGGATTGTTTGGCCCCATTGTCGCCATGATTCCCTCTTGCTTGGCAGCAATCTGGAACAGAGTAGCAAGCTGTTGCTCACGCTGACCAGTGCCAAGACCTACGTTAATCTGCACATCGTACATATTGTCCCACTGACGCGGGTCCATTGTCACGAAGTTATTACGCAGGCGAATAATCTTCTCTTTGTTTTGATACTTCGTAACCAAGTGCAGGATGCCACGGAACAAGGCGCGTACACCTGTCTCGGCAAAAACGCGAGCAATCATCTCAATCTTGCCTTGCGAGGCAGCTTGCATAGCAGCCACAGCAGTAGCGGTAGTGGACTGCAATGCGTCTGCATCAAGCCCCATAGATTGCTTGCTGATGCCAGTACGCTGCTCACGCACACTGTCCATGTAGTTCAGCGCAGGGAAGACAGAAGAAGAAACTTCGGGAACTTGAAGAGGCTGAACCGCCCCTGCGGTACGAGTACGAACGATGCCGCCGGGGCGGTTCGTCAACAAGTCATCAAGATTTACTTGGCCTTCAACAGCAACAACACGGGCATTGTTAGTGTTGTAGATGTTGTCGAGCAACTGACGCATCAAGGTTGACTTGATAAGCTGCACATCCATTACAAGCTCTGCAACCGAGCGACCAATCGCACGGTGCGGCATCAGGATAGGTGACAGGATAGCAAATGGGATTTGGTCACACTCTTCGTTTTCAAGAACGTGATAGCCATTACCTACTGTAAGAACACGACGAAACTCAGCCACCCCGTCCCCATCATAGTCAGAACGAATATAACATTCCGTAACGAGAACATCGCGCATGGTCGGGTCAAGGCTGTCGTAAGGAGCGCCTCCTTCAAGGTCTTCAAACCTGCTGGTTCTTTCTTCTGACGTTTCAACATCCGAGACTCCTGCATATTTTTCTATCTCATCTCTGCTGTAACCCATCTGCACAAGGTCACTGACAGACATTGACGAGCGGTGCGCTACAAAGTCTGCATCCTCAAGAGACTTAGCGCGGCTCGTAATCAAAAACTCTTCTGGTGGCACATTCTCAATGCAGACCTTGCCGTCTGTCTTGGTGCGCTTAACTTTGATGTCATACAGCACAGGAGCAGGAATCATCATACCATCAGGGGTAATCATGTCCTCACCGATGGTGCGTTCGTCTTGCTCGACAATCTCCACTTCTGGGTCTGCAAGAATGATGGTCAGTTCTTCGTCATTGAGGTCAGCATATTCTTCTGTCTCAATATCTGTCTTCTCATCCCAGTAAAACTTAACGACACCGTTCTTCAGAATCAAAGCATCCTTGAACCAGTTGTGCATGATTTCAAAACCACGGTTATCGTTATTGATAACCCAGTTGCAATAATCACTGGCTTGTTCGGCCACAGCTACATCTTCTGGCCCGTGAGGTGCGAAACGCACATACTCTTCAGACTGCGTAAAGATACGCATCAAGGACGGCATGATGTGTTCGATAGTGTCAGATACTTCGGTGCTAACAACTTGAGAGCGGTCTGGCTGTTCATTGCCAAACGGTTCGCCCAAGTAATAGTCCATCGCGTCGATACGGTCTTGCGAGTACTCCGTATCGTAGTGACCTAGCGCTTGTTCAATCTCATTGCGAACAATGCCCTGAAACTCAATGTCGTCCATTTTAGCCATAACTATGCTTTCTTAGATACTTTAGCCTTTTTAGCCGTTTTAGCTACTTTAGCTACTTTAGGCTTTTCCTTAACAACAGGAGCTTCACTTAGCGGCTTGCGACAGCTTTTGCAACGCTCTGTGTAACCATTTGGATTGGGGTATCCGCAATGTGGGCAAATCATTTCTCTGTCCTCTGTTTGCGTGGGCGACCACGTTTCTTAGGTGCAGCCTTCTTAGCTACTTTCTCCGCTTCCAGTGCTGCTGCTTTCTCGGCGGCACGGTTACGTGTGTAAACAGTAACATACATTATTTTTTCTTCTTAGTAGCTTTTTTCTTGACTACCTTTTTGCCCATCTTACTTGCATAAGACTTCGCTGCTGTTTTACCCTTCTTGGTGTAAGGGAACTTTTTTCCTGCTACGTTTGGCATATCTAACTCCTACCACTTAACTTTATGTGACCAGTATTTTGCAGACAACTTACTTGTCGGCTTACCTTGTGCGTTGTGACGCGCATAATAAGAACGCTTACGCGCTTTGTCTTTTGCAGTCTTTGGATTTTTGCCAGCACCACGCACACCTTGCTGACCAAAACGAATGAGGCGAATCTTGTCACCTTCTTTTGCTAGAACCGCATGGCTCTTCTTCGGATGCTTGGGGGTGCGCTTCGGTTTGTTGTAACCAGCAAAACGCTCACCACGATAAACAATAGCCATTACTATCTCCTACATCGCCAACAATCCAGCAGATAATGCTGGTAGTTTTTCTTTGCGCTTTTGTCTTTGCAAAAGCCCCTTAATTGGAAAACTAAATCCCCCTTCTTTTGTAAGTGGAACGTCCACCGATGCACCTTTCCCATCAACATTAAACTCAGGGGCATAATGAAAATTATAATCATCCGATATATAATAGCCACCAGAACCATCTGGCTCAAAGTTAAATTTACCTAAAAGGGAAGCAACTTCTTTAACTGGGTCTGTAGCAGAAGCTGCATATAATCTAGCATAGTTGCTTAAAGTGTCTCCAAGCGAACCTAAAAATCCAGACTGAACAAAAGCTGGAGACTCTTCCTTTGGGGGTGTAATAAAGTCAAGAGCCTTCTCGCCTCCCTTAGCGGTAGGATAGTCTTGATAGCCAACAGAAGAAGAGCCTCTCTTGGCAGCGCTCTCTATTGCCTGAAACATGACATCTTTTGCTTCAGGAGACATCCCCTTAATTGCGTTATAATTTATTTGGCTTTCTGGCAAACCAAGTTTTGCGCCAGCTTTGTAAAGCAAAAATGGAAGAGCATTAGACGGAAGAGGATTGAAATATTCCTTTTCCCCTTTTTTCTCTGTCTTCTTTTTTCTTTTTACTTTTTTTGTTTTCTTTGGCACTTCTTTTAGTTTTATTGTTTTACCAGCATAAATTTTGTTTACGTCTTCTATATCATTTAGCTCGGCAAGTTTCGACACAGTGGTATTGTGTCTCTTGGCTATCTTTCCTAGAGTATCCCCCTTTTTAATTTTGTATGTTTCGCCAGCCATTAGCGAATCCTCATATTGCTTTTCGGGCCGAGCTTCTTACGAATGTGCAGACCACGTTTTTTATGACGGCGACGCACTGGTGTTCGCACCTCAAACGTAGTTACAACCTTCTTAGCCATCAAGCCTCTCCGTAAATGCCATCTTCCGTAACGCGGATGGACGAAACAATCTCCATGTATTCGTCAGGCGAAATCTCCGCCATTTGACCACAATACGCAGATGCAAGCAAGGTCAAGTTCAACAGGTCATCCCAGTCAGTGCCAAGACCATTCAGGCCATCAAGGGTAGCAACCAAGATGTCAAAGTCATCTGTATCTTCTTCAAACTCAATATATGCCATCAGACTACCCAGTTCGCTTTCTCATAATTTATTGACCTGTTCCATTTGTGCCGTGAGCCATCTTTGCCGATGCTGGCACGACCAGCGAAGGTCAGGCAGAAGGAGTCTGCAAGGTCAGGTGAATTTAGGCCGCGACGCTTCATCTCGTCTTTGCTCTCAACCTTCAGCTTACCATTGGAGGTAAACTTAAAGCGTGGCTTCGACAGGTCGTCTATTAGCTCCTCTTGCGGCGGAATGGTGCAGTCCCGCGACTCGAACCATTCTTTTGCGAGAAACCACAACTCATCTCGTAAACGCCCATATCTGTCTCCCATTGCAGGGGACTCTGCGACGTTGATACCGCGCACAGGAAGGTCAAGTTCCATGAGGCGGTCAACAACGCCAGCACCAAGACCGATACTATCAACCAGTATTTCAGCAGGACGGTCGCCCCATCGAGTCGTTTCATATTCATTGAGGATAATCCCGCATACTTCCATAAGGTCTTTGTTGCGCCAAGTTTTGATAGGCTCTGTTACAACATTACCCTTGCGTTTGCATAGAGCTGTTTTGTCCGTACCGAAACGTGCCACGTCAAGACCCCATACAACGGGGGTGGTTTCTGCTGCTTCCTGCTCTCGCGTGGATGCTGACTGCAAGAGGTGCAGTGGTACAACCACGTCGTCGTCGGCTTCAGGCCACTCTCCAAGAACACGAACTCTGTAGATGTTGCTGTCTTCGCCATACTTGAGTTTCATATCCTCCATGAAGGTTTTACTCACCTGAGTACTATCAGATGATGCGACCTTCATTGTAAAGAACCTATCTCTCATCTTATTGAAGGCTTCATAGAAGTAACCAGACGTGCGAGTCGGGTTGCCCGTCATCACAGTCTTCGCACCCTCGGTGGACATCGCACCCTCTCCGACCTCGAAGATAATGTCGTCCACACCAGATGCCTCATCAATCAAGAACAGCATATTGGGTGAGTGGAAACCTTGCAGCGCCTCTGGAGTTTCACGACGTGCAGTTCGGGCGACAGCGAAACTGTCCTGCCCACTAAGCTCAACTTTGTCAGACTTCACTTCAATTAGTTCTTTCAGGCCCTCTGGCATACGACGATGCCACTTTGCGACCTCTGCCCATAAAATGTCTGACAACTGACTAGCAGTGTTGGCAGTACATGCTATCCGACTGGGTGAGCGTGTCAATACCCACCAGAGTATCAACCATGAAAGAAATGCAGTCTTGCCGATACCGTGACCAGAGCGGATGGCTACGCGGTCATTGTCCCGCACAGCATACAGAGCATTACGCTGCCACTCCTCTGGACTAGCCTGCAAGATAGACTCAACGAATAATACGGGGTCGAGAGCAATGGCAAGCAATAGCTCCTCAACAGACATGTTTTCTTTTTCCATCTCTCTCTCCTTGTTATGATGGGGCGAGCCGAAAGGGAAAGAAGCCCGCCCCACCGTCGGGAGCGTCAAGGAGGAGAAACGCTCAACCGATTTTGTTATCTCCTCTGTTGCAAATATGACACAGGGCGGAGCGGTCTGCAAGGGGTGACAATCTGACGTGGGGGGTACGGCACACTGCCACCCTCCCCTACGGCACAGTGCCACCCTAATATATCAGAAAGAATATATCATTTAATCTTATTTACTACGGCACAGTGCCACCCCTAAATGAGAGGAAGAAAAAAGAAGAAAAAAATTTTTATGGGGGTAGTTACTTACGAGCTGTGGAGAACAGGGGGGGGTGTTGTAAA